GGAACTGATACAGCAGAAAGTCGAAGTTGAGCGCCGGCCCCTGCTTCATGCGCGGCTTGCGGTCGAGGCGACCGTGGTTTCCGGCGACGCACGGAACGTGCACCCGATGGAACTCGTCGGCCAACAACTTCAGTGCTGGCACGAGCTCATCATGCAGCGTGATCACCGACTGGATCACCGTCTCGTCGGCCGTGTCGCGCAGCTCGTCGTGGATTACACCGTCGACCATGTCGCCGCCGAGCGTGACCACCATGCCGCCGAAGTCGCCCGGCGCCAGCGTGTGGCGGAGCAGCTTCACGGAACCCTCAACCACGCGCGCCAGGCGGCGCTTCGCAATCGTGGTGTTGTACTGATTGACGCCGTTCACCTGATTGGAGAACACCGTCTCGCCGAAATGCAGGTCGGAGAGGAATAGTGTCGGCACACCATGGATGAGCTTCGATCGCTTGGGTGCCTCGGACAGCCACGCCGGCGGATTGCCGACCGTCGTGTCCACCTTGTGGATGATGCGTTTGATGGCGGTCAGGTCGGCTGATTCGCTGGCCAGTCGCCTGTTCTCGGCCTTCAGCGCCGCGATTTCACGCCGGAGCAGGTCCGTGTCGCCAACCGATGCCGGCGCCACTTCAGGGATGTCGAAACTGTGCTTGCCGAAACGGCACCAGCCGCGGCCGCCACCGTTCTTCTTGGCGCCCGGCTTTCCGCAGGTTGGGCAATCCATCAGGCCACCCGCGGCTGCGTCAGCTGCGGCGCGATATGAGAGTCGGCCGCCAGTGTGTCGTCGTACTCGACCGCCGGCGGATCCATGCTGACGGACGCGAGGGCTGCGCTGGCATCGACTTCCGGGGCATGGGCATTCCGCGGAAGCGGGACGCCTTCGTCGCGCTCGATCTCCTCCTGGAGAAGCGCCAGCGCACGCCAGGCAAGGTACGCACTATGGCGGATACCTTTGCCGTCACGCTTCCCTGCGTCGACCAGGTGCCGAAGGATCTTGTTCTCATGGTCCGTGGACTTGCCACGTGCCCAATGCATCGGCTGGCCAGGATTGTGCTGGTCGTTGCCAGCTTTGCTCACCTTGGCCACCTCGGCCAGGGCGTTCGGGAAGTAGTAGAGGACGCCGTCCGCCAACGGGATGGCATTCCGCTCCGCAGCGTCATCCGGCAGGGCACCAAGGCTCATTTCGTCACCTGGGCGTTGCCGAACTTCAGACCGTTGAACCAGCGGCGCAACACGTAGCTGCGTACTAGGCTGATCACGGTGAACACCAGGCCGATATGGAACGCGGTGCCGGCGGACAAATGGAAGCCGAACCACGGAAGCACCAGCATGTTGGCGCACCAGTTGATGGCAAAGCCGACAGCGATGTTTGCGGCCGCCTCGACGAGGCTTCCAGTCTTGGTCTGTGCCATAAGCACCTCTGTAATGTCCGGCGCCAGCGACCGCGGCCTCTGGCCATACTGCGGCGCCAGGCTTCGTCAGCGCGGAGGCTGCGGCCGGCAAGTGGCGGAAGGTTGACGATTCGAACGCCCACGCATTTCTGCGCGCCCACGGTTTTCGAGGCCGCTTGCCGCCCAACGCGGCGGTACCTTCCAAAGTGGTAGCGCGAGCAGGACTCGAACCTGCGCCCTCCGGCTTATGAGGCCGGCAATCTGCCACTGATCTATCGCGCTGAAACGAAGAAGCCCCGCACTTGGCGGGGCTTCAGTCGATCTTCTCGGGCAGGTTCGCCCACATAGCAAGTTGATCACTTATTGTGGGGATGTGTCACCACCCCACTACCGCGCGTTCAATCCGTCCAGAATCGAGCATCACGATCAATGGCATAGCCCACGATCAGGATTGCGACGGTCACGCCAAGAATGAATGGCGTCGTCGACCATACCGCTCGCTCGCCCACTTCCTGGAGCGTGGATTCCGCCAGCAGGCTGGCATCGGACCCAATATGGTTGACTCCCCAATAAGTGACTGCTGGCCAGAAGCACAACCACAGCGAACCCAAGGCCATCGGCCAAACCGGGCGCAGAGAGTGCAGACCGAAATAGCGGGTCACGCCTCCAAAGAGGACCGCCCATCCGATCAGCCACCCAACGAGCCGCATGAAGGACTCGCGATCCAGCCCTAGCTCATGGGCAGCCGCTGTCAGCGCCATCACGGCCAGCGCAAACAGCCCCACGACTCCCCACACCTTCGCTTCATCGTCACGCATATGATCACTCCCACAGTAGGTTGGTTGGCCCCCTAGCCCTGTCTTTTTTTGCCCCCCTACTTCAGGTATCGGCAGCTATGCCGATAACTTTAGGTTTTGCGTCGAATTTCTTTCCAAAGCCTTGGAGCGGCTAATCGCGCAGGGCAGCAGAGAACTGGCGGACTGCGGGCGCCATCGCATCGCGGCAAAGGTTGAAGGTCCACTCATAGACCACCGCGTAGTGCCGACGGTACAGCTTGTGGTCCTTTTCGATCATGGCAGCCCGCGTCCGGTCACTGGTTCGCACCATCCCCGCGCCCTCGCAGGCTGTGCATGCCACAAGGCGGCGATCGAGAATGACCAGGCCACGGCCACGGCACGCTGGACACTTCATATCCGCACTGATCTCTGCAAGCACTGCCTTGCGGATCGGGCCATAGGACGAGTTATCGCCGCCGACGCGCGGCCACATGCGCAACTTTGCCGTCTCCATACGCAGCTTGGCGTAGCGTTTCTTGTCGGCCGTGTCTGCAACAGCCTCGAGGAGCTGGGCATCGAGCAGCGCCTGGCCGCGGGCCCGCCACTCCTCCAGCTGCGCCTCCATGAGAAGCTGGTCTAAGTCCTTCGCAGTCAGCCTAGCGCCATCGGGCCACCACACTCGGCAGATCATCTCGCGACCCAGGCCTTCGGGCACGAAAGCCAGCGCCGCCGCGATGTCGGTCGTGGTCAGGTCCGGAAGGCCGCCAGCACCGATGTCGTGGCGCACGGTTTTGGGATTGAGACGCGCGAGGAGATATGCGGGATGGGTCACTGTGCCCCCTTGAGCTTTGCTTCGTCGAGTTCGAACTGCTTGCCCGGCGAATGCATGCAGCGCGGGAATACTCTCCCAAGGCTGTCGCAAGCCGAGCGACCGAAACCATGTACGGCGTGTTTGCAGACGGCACAGCCACCTGCCCTGAGGATCTTGGCCAACTTCCGTTTGGCCAGTTGCCGTTCCATGGCGCGTTCGGGTCCCGTGTAGAGGGTCATCCGACGGATGCCTCCGCCAGCGCCAGCTCGCGCAGAGCGATCAGCTTGTTCGTCGTTTCGAGCAGCTGGTCGTCGGTGCCGTAGCGGGCGCGGAACGCCATCTTGTGGAGCTTGTAGCTCGGTCCCAGAACAAACCGCGCTTCGTCGGCCTTGCTGAAGTCCTGACATGTGCCCTGGTGGTGCCAACTGCACAGACCAATCGTGAAATCATGACCTCGGCGCTTGGCACCGTGATAGCCGCCTTGATTGAGGTGGTGCACCTCGGGGTCGATGGAGAACCAACCAGTCAGCAGGCAGGCGATGCAACCGATTGCACGGATGTGCTCGAAGCGCGCTGCCTGCGCCACTGTCGGCTTGCCCGTGCTGCGGCCCTGACGGAGACGCTTGCCGCTCGGCTTGATCGCCACAGCCTGGAGCTTGCCCGGCTCGCCATGACAACGATGGACATCGGTCGTCATCGCTGCTCGCTTCGGTGAACATTGGCGCAACGGCGATTTCCTACGAAGTTCCGTGCGCTTCATGCCGCCCTCGCCTGGCGATATCTTTGGGGCGCCACAGGGGTGCACGCATTTCTATGGAGCCGTAGACGTGGTAGCGCTAGAAGACCTTCAAGCCGTTGTTGCAGGCCGCCCGCCAGCAAACATCCTCGCCCTCGTCCAACTTGGTTATGCCACCTTTCCCCCGCCACGATTGACCGTGGCAGGCCGAGAGCTGTTGGAAGAGTTGCAGGGGCAACTAGATCGCGATTAATCCGCGCGCTCATGCGGCAACCGCCAGCGGTGCGCCGACCGGGTCAAGGTTGGCGCGCGCGAGCGCAGCGAACGGCGGCGGGCTGACACTATTGCCGCACATGCCTACGGACTGATGCACCTTGAGGCGGCGACCGTCTGCCGTGCGGTCGATAATGTAATCGCGAGGAAAGCCCTGCGCTGCGAATAGCTCAGGTGCATCGAGCATCCGGTACAGAATGTCGATGCGATACTCCGTTACCACCGGGAATGCGACTGCAAAGTCGCCACCCTTGGCGGTGGTCACTGTCCCGATAGGCTCATTGCCGGTCCTGGCGCGGTTTCCACCGTTGGAATTGCAGGTCGAGACAATGACGGGCTCGGCCACGCAGAACCTGGCCTTTGTCGTCGCCGCAGGCAGAGGCGCGGAAGCCGGTTTCCCGGTCTTGCCGCTCCCATTTCCGTAGTACGGCGCAATGATCGGCTCGAACAACTGTGGTCTGGCGCACCCGGGGTGCCGCGTGTTCGTCGCACCTCCCGTAGTAATTGTGCCGACACCTTCATTGACTGGTTTCGCAAGAGCCGTCCCCTGCGTACCCATGAGCATCGGCATCAACGCAGGACGGAACAGATGCGGTCGAGCACCGTTACCTCCCTTCGTGATGGTTGGCACGGGATTCATGGTGCTGCGCGCGACACCGCCAGCACCGACCGCCATAACCAGGCTGTCGGTCTCCGCGGAACGCGAGAAAATACCCTGCGCTTCGTCAGGCGTAAGTGTCAGCCTCGGTATTCGGCCGTCCAGTAGTGCCTGGATCGCATCGAGATACGGCTGCGGCCACCGCCCGCGGTGTGCGCCGTCCAGAAGGCGCACCAGCGTGTTCCGCACAAGGGAGCGCTTCCGATTGAAAATGGACTGCCCGAGGTTGTTCCAGTCGATGCAGTCAGCGGCAGAGACGTAGGGGTGCGCTCGCCCTGGACCGTGCGTAGGCTCAGGCCATCGAATTGGCTCACCATCACGCCGCCAGATGCCGAACAGGCGTTCGCGGCTAGTGCCGGCGCCGTAGTCGCAGGCTTTCAGCAGGCGGCATTCGCCGACGTAGCCCAGCGCGCGCATAACCGCGTTGAACTTGCGCCAGGTCTCTCCGAGGCGGCGCCTGTCCGGCACCAGGAACTGGTTACGCAACGGCACGCGTTCGCCAGGGTCTGCAATGCGGTTGGTCATCATTACCTTGCGGCCACGCTTCACCACATTGCCGGTGGCGGCGTCGATCATCGGCACCATATCCAACGTGACCACGCGGCCAGTGGCCTTGTCCCGCTTAGCCACCAGCGGGCACCAGCCCAGGATCTGGCGCACGTTCTCCAGGCTGACGATGCGCGGCGCGAGGCCACGGCGCGCCAGCGTGCCTGCCACCTTCGGTATCACCCAGCTCAGCGAGCGAGTGGCGCGATCGCGCGGCTGACCGCCCTTGGCCTGGCTGAAATGCGTGCAGTCAGGTGAAGCATGGAACCAGCCCACCCGGCGCCCGGCCACTTCGCGCAGGATGTCCACCGTCCACACGTCAGCCTCCATGTGCTGGGTGAACGGATGGTTCGCCGCGTGAATGCCTATGGCAAGGTGATCATGGTTCACTGCGATATCGGGATCGCGACCCAGGGCCTGGCGGAGCGCCTCGCTGGCACCGCCGCCGCCGGCGAAGAAGTCCACGACGATCTCGCCCGGACGAAGAGCGCTGGCCAGGGTGCGGCGCGGGAAGTTGAAACCGGACTGGCTGGAGCCGTCTGCCATGGTCAATCCTCAATGGGTTCGATGGTGATCCGCGTGCGCGGGTCGGGGCCTTTGACGTGGATGGGCTTCAGGTCGGTCACGCAGTCGTCGTTGTCGTCAACGATGAAACCGAGCCCATAGGGGTGACGCTTCGATGCCGGCTGCAGCGCATCGAGGATCGGCTTGAGGCCGCCGTACAGCCCGTCGCGATCAGGCTTCTGCGTGCTGAAGCGCTCGATGGTGATTCGGCAGTTCGCGATCGGCGCTGCCGGCACATGCGGGAACGCGGCGAAGATCAGCTCCGCCCACAACCGGCAGACTTTGCGGCGCACGGTCCAGTGCATACGCTGCCATTCGTTCTGCAGCGGCGCTCGAGTGGCGATGTCGATCACGATGTTTCCCGTCGGCGGCACGTCGCCGCGCTGGGCCGCCAGCCGCGCGCGCGTCGACGCCGGTAAGGCCGCCTCGCTGCTGTAGCGCAGACCGCGGCGCGCGCTACCGACCGACATTGGCGTACCTCATGAACTTCTTGCCGGCTTTCGCTTCTGCCCGGGCCAACGCCTGGTCGATGCGAGCGTGAGGGATGCCCTCGGCGTGCAGCTCACGTGCTGCCTCGCCCATCATCCGCTCCTCTTCCAGGCATTCCGGGCACATGTGGCCGCCGCGCCGATAGAGGTCCCCGCTCACCCAGAACTGGCGCTTGTGGATCAAGCAATCCACCGGCCGGGATTTCCGCGCCTTGCGCATCAGGCCGCCCTCGCCTGCGCACGCAGTTCGTCCAAGCGCTCCTGCAGGTCTTCGTGAATGTCGCTCGCGCGCCGCTTGGTCGTGGCGCACTCTTCGTCGGCGACATATCGGCCGGCCAACTGCTTCGCGCGGCGGTTCAGCGAGTGCTGGTAGCCAGCCTGCGTGTGCGCCAGCACCAGCACGTTGCGCGACGGTGTGACGAACACCGCCACCTCGCCCTGCTGACGCACCATCTCCGAAATGCGGACAGCCAGCTTCGGGGCCGACTGGTGGTCGACCTGTCCAAGATCAATCATCGTTCCTCGCTTGCCGGACGTCGCCGGTGTCAACTTGGTCGGCGCACCCATTACGCGGCCGCCTTTGCCGGCACAAAGCCGTGCCTGTGACTGGAAAGCTCGCTCGCGCACGCAAGGCAGCGACCGAACCAGAGATAGCCCTTCACCGTGGGCCAGAACTCACGCGCGGCTGGATGCCAACTGTCGGGTCCATACCCCAATTTCGCGCAGCGCCGGCACTGCCGGTATTCCCCATCGGGACGCGACTGGAAGAGCGCGCTCATGCGTACGAGCCCTCCAGGTCGTCCCACGCGGCATCCGCCATTACGGTCTTGGCATGGCTCTTCACGCCTTCAGGGATGTGGCTGGCCACGCTGAAGCGCATGTGCGCCATGTCTGCCTGCAGTGCAAGGTCACCCGTCGGGCCATTGCGCTGCTTTTCAAGGATCAGCTCCAGGAACCAGCGGACCTCGGGATTCGGCCGGTGCAGGAACATGATCACGTCGGCGTCCTGCTCGATGGCGCCGGAATCGCGCAGCGTCTTCATCGTCGGCCGCTGGCCCTCACCGTCGCGGTTCAACTGGGAGAGCACGATGATTGCGACGTTCAGTTCCTTCGCCAGGCCCTTGAGCGCGCGACTAATGATCTGGATCGCTTCGGCCGTCGTGTTCGCCTTCGGCGGCTTGATCATCGTCAGGTAGTCCAGAACGATGAGGCTCAGCGGAGTTTGGGCATGCTGTTGGCGGGCGCGCGCGCAGATCTGCTCGATCGTCAGACCGGCTTCGTCGCAGATGTAGATCGGTAGGTCGCTGACAAGGGCGATGCCGTTTGTCAGGCGCGGCCAGTCTTCCTCACCCATCCTCTTCGGATTGCGCAGCGCGGAACCGTCGAGGCGGCCCGCGCTAGATATCGCGCGATCGGCGAGCTGCTTACCGCTCATTTCGAGCGAGAACACCATGACGGCGTTGCTGTTCTTGCTACGTGCGGCAGCCTGCGCGAACGCCAGCGCCAGCGCGGTCTTGCCTACGCTCGGCCGCGCCGCCAGCACGATCAGATCCGACGGCTGCCAACCGCATGTGAGTTCGTCCAGCTCGGGGATGCCGGAGGTAAGGCCGGTCAGCTCTTCCGCTTGGCTGTACTTCCGCATCAGGTCTTCGGAGGAAGCCTTCACGAAGTGGCGGATGTGCTTCACACCTGACGACGCCTGCGGCGCGCATGCGGCAAGGATTCTCTGCGCCTGGCCCAGGATGTCGTCACCGTCCAGGCGCGCAATCTGCTGGCCGGCCGACCGGATGCGGCGTGCCATGCCGTTGGAGACGACGCGTTCAGCGTAGCCACGCACATTGCTGGAGCGCCAGCCTTCTTGCAGGCAATCGCCGAGGATGAAGTCGGACAACGCCGGAAACTCGTCCGCCAGCGTCACCGCGTCACACGCTGACCCCAGCGGCGCACGTTCGGCAATCGCCTCGAACAACTTGTGCAGGCGACCATCACCGAAGTCCTCGGCGCTCAGGACGTCAGCAATTGCCCAGTACGAGTTGATATCGGTCATGCACGAGCCGACGACAGCCAGCTCGCAATTGAAGGCGTTGCTCATGCGCCACCGCCCTGGCCGGAGGCTGCGCGGGCCTGTGCGCGGCGATGTTGGGCGCGCTCGTAGACCTTGAGCAGCGTGTCTTCGCGGATGAGGTAGTCGAAGGTGGGCCGCCAGCCAGCGTGCTCACCACCGTAGGGGCCAGTGCCGTTCAAGAAATCGTCTTGGGCGCACTCGGCGAAGATCGCCTTGAACGCGCCCACCTGGCGATGCTGGGGCGGAAGTAGGTACCAGGCCTTCCTGATCGCACCCTTGCGCTTTTTCGACAGCACCATCGGCTGCTGGAGCTGCGTCAGCTGTTTGCGGAAGGCCTCCACAATGGCTTCGTACGGCACAGCCTCCTGGCGCCCCTTTGCACCGGCGCCAGCATCGTCATCGCCGGTTGGCGGCGAAGCCGTCGACGAATCCGAACGAAGTGAGGATTCTTGCTCTTCTCCTTGTCCCTCTCCCCTATCCCCTGTCCCTGTCCCCTGTCCCCTATCAGACGCGGAAACTTGAGGGACATGGTTGGGGACAATTGCGGGACTTCCCTTATGTGTCCCTTGGGACATACCTAGGGACGTCCCGGCAGCAGGCTCCCACTTGTCCGATCCAGTCGCGGTGACATGGGCACTCCAGACTTCGAAAGTCGGATACACCGGCGTCGCTTCAGCGCGTTGCGCGGCCTTCTTGATGCGCTCGCACTCCCGCTTGTGGCGGAGCTTCAACTTCCCTTCCCATGCATCGTTCGCCTTCTCGGCCATCACTGGGTGATAGAGGCGACCATCGGCACATTTCACGAAATTGCGCAGCGCGCCATTACGAACGGCGAGCCATGCATCCATCTCGGTACGGCCATAGCCGGCGTACTTGGCGAGCAGTGCATCGTCATCCGGAAGGCTCGCCGCCGGAACCTGATGCCACGAAGCGCACCACAACAGCACTGCCGCTCGGAACTCGTCTCCAGTGGACATAACGGATAGGTCGCTGTCGCGCAGGCGCCCGGCATCCATCGGGAAGAACGGAAAGTCCTTCAGGTCGACGTGCGCGGGCACCAACGGTGCTGGGAGTTGATCGGACATCATGGTCATTCCGGGTTCCGGAGATTCCGCGCACCGCAACCGGCCGGACCCGGCTGTCCCGTGGGAGCAACCCCACGGTTAGCGGTGCACGAGAACAGGGACGGCTGCCTGGCTTCTGGCGCGGTCGACAGCGCCACCTCTGCAGCGAGGATTTCTTCAGGGGTATGCCCTCGCTCCGCCTCCGCCATGCACTGGCGAAGGTGTTCGGGTAGAAGGCGTGCGCGCTCCCCTGTAAGCGCCATGGTTCAGCCACCCACTCCAGGGCGGCCGGCGACGCTTCGCAGGCGATGGATCAGGCCGATCAGCGCAGCCTGGCTCGCGTGACCCGCTGCAGCGATCGCTCTCATCTCGTTACTCGTGATGAGCCCGTCGGCCAAAGCGTCGTGAATCGTGCGGGCGAATTCGCCACCAGCCACTTCAAGGCCAAGCATCGCGTTGAGGATGTTCCCGCCCTCTTCCGCTTGCTCGACGCGCGTGAGTGCGAAGCCGTGCTCCTGAGCCATCGCCTGCAGGATTCGGAAGTCACCCGTCATCGAAATGATGCGATTCGCCTCGGCGAGCGACAGGTGGTTCGTCGTGTTGTTGGCATTGACCTTGTTGCGCAGGATGCCCGCGGACATCCCGATGCGCGGCGCCAGCGATTCGGCGCCTCCTGGGTACTGGTCAACGGTCTGGGCGGCAGCGTCAATTACATGCATGGGCGGTGCACTCACATGAAGAAGTGGCCGCAGTGCGCGGCTACATTGGCGCCATGAACTTCATGGCCAGGACAACGAGAGAGGGAGCGAGCAGCGTCACGGACGGCGCGCATGGAGGTGGATTTCCCTTCGTGGGAGACTTCAGTCACCACAACCTCACCAACCGTCGAAGGGGAATCCATGACCGAGGAATTCACGTTGGCGCCGGTAGCAGGCTGGGAAATACGCCTTATCGCTTCGGTCGGAGGTGTCGCGGTCACGATGAAATACCTGGTGAGCCTGATGGAGCGGCCGGACGAGGCGCACAGCAGCCCGAACTTCCTATTAGCTGCACCGCAGCTGCTGGAACTCTCAAAGGCCCTTCTGGAAGCTGCTCAACGTCTGGAAAGCTCTCCTGCGCCCGGCGCCATAGGTCCGACGCACTAGCAGTTGCGTCGGCGAGCCGTGCGCTCCAGCCGACATGCATCCACCAACCCAGACCGATGGACCGGTACACGGGTTTGACCGCAACGGATGCGCGCGCGTCCATATCAGTGCCCCTGCCGCTTGCAGAGCCAGTGATAGGCTGCGATGCACAGCAGACCCACCACAGAGGCGGCAATGGACAGCCAGCAACAGGCAGTGCCGAGCGGCGCCGGCCATGGCAGGAAGGCCATGGCAAGCGTCGGCCACAAGGCAAAGTTCAGGCTCACGCGCTGGATCGTGCGCAGACGTGCGCGCTGGGCGTACTTCGCGCTGAAGCTATGGCCGGCGGCC